TTACGCATGAACCGCAGGGTTGAAACCCTGGGCCTTTATGTTCTTCGCCCAGGCTGTCACCATGGCGGAAAGGTCCTTTTTCATGGCCGGGTAATATTTCGTTGGCTTCCCGTCCACATAGTCTTTGTAAACTTCCCAATAGCGGCCGATGTAGTCGTTCTGGTATGTAAGCGGCTCCACGGTACCGGCTTCCCGGTCAACGCCCATGGTCACATCCGGGTCCCGCATAAGGTCGCCGTTCTGCTCCCCATAGTGGGCCACGGAATACACCGGGCGGCCCTCGTGGTCATTGTAGCCCAAGGCCTCGATGCACAGGTCCATATAGCCCGGGGCCGTGAACTTCAAGGCCTTTTCTTCGGTGCCGTCCACGGCATCGAAGAAGGGCGCCAGGGTCTTGTAAATCGTTTTTGCACTCATGCCTTTTCCTCCCGCTCCATCAAAATTTCCGAATCGCGCGCCACCTTCCGCAGTGCGGTGAGAACCTCCGCAAGCTGGTTTAGTGTGGTCGCGTAATTTGCCACCTCGCCAGCCCAGGCCACATAGTCGTCACCCTCGGAAAGCAGTCGAATTGATTTTGCCAGGTGCTCCGCTTCAAGCTCCGCCATAACAATCTGGCCGTTCAACTGCTGGTTGAAGAATTTAACTTTGTCCATGCTCTGTGCTCCTCTCTGCGGTATGGTTCCCGCGACCTTGCCCGGCTGGCTGCCGGGTGGTTTCGGCCTTTTCCTCTGGCCATCATCAGGCGGGTTAAATGTTGGTTTTGCGCGCGCCGGTCTCCGTGTGTTCCCACACATCGACGGAGTATCCAGCAGCCCGAAACCTGTTTGCAAAGCTGCGGGCCTCCTCCTCGGACGACTTCCAAACGCAGAGCGGGAAACCGGCCTTGTTGTACAAAATCTGGTAACGCTTCATCGTTCACGCCTCCTTAACTTCCACGCTCTTAATGCTGTTATCAACGTAGCCACGGCCGCGGATGTGCTCGCAGCTCCAACAGAAGCCGATCGCCCGCTCTCGCAGGAAGTAAGCCTTGTGCGGGTCCTCGGGGTGCTCGCCGAAGGCCTCCTTGATTGCCTTGGCCCGGTCGTCTTCCAGAAGGATCATTGCGCAGGCCTCGCCGCGCTCGCCGTTCTGGATAGTGTCGTAGGTGAAAATAACGTTCTTCATGGTTCAGTCCTCCATCTTTAGTGTACCTTAATCAGCATCCCGCTGTTCAGGATGTTCGGGTTGTATCGGCTTCCATTCTGTTCCACCGGGGGCTAGATATTCTGCCGTGTGATCGTTGACCGCCGAAACAAAGTCTTTTTGACAAGGCCAACGCGTTTCAAGGGCATTGATGTTCATGTGGATATAGCCATCAGTACGGTGCTTTTCTTCCAGCTGGCTAGCCGTCATGCGATAAATCGGGAAGCACTCGATATCGGTCTTTTTCATGGTAGAACCTCCTTAGTGTACTTTGATCAGCGTCCCGCTGTTCAGAATGTACCATTCCTCGCCGTTCTTAACGGTCGTCTTGCAGCCCTGCGCTTTAAGCAGCATCCGCATTTTTGCCAGCTGCTTTTCGGTGCACTGCATCCAGAAGAATCCTGCGTAATTGAACCACTCGTTGCTCTGGATGTTCACGGAACGGGCATTCTCAAAAATGCGGTTGAAGGTACTGGTTTTCATGGTTTAGCCCTCCTTGCCTTCGGCTTTCTGCTCGATTTCGAGCAGCTCGTTGTAAATTCTTTCGGCCGCGTCGCCGGTCAAGTTGAACTGTTCGATCAGGTCGGAAATTGCATCGGACCGCCAACCGCCTTCGTACAGGGACGCCGCAGAATACTGGGTGTCGCATTCCTCCCGACCGCCGCAACGGAGGTCGTCGCGCCAGTTCTCGTAATCGGTCTCTGTCATGCTCAGCATCATAATTTAGCCCTCCTTAGTAACAAACCGTGGATTCATTGATGCGAATGAACTTCCCGTACTTCTTGCCGAGCCGCTCTGCGCAGACGTAATTGTAAACGTCCAGCCGGTTTCTAAACTTCGGGTCCCGGTCGGTGAAAACCAGGGTAGTTTCCCGGAACACAACCTCGAACCGTGTATACCGAACCTTCATTTTTCGTTCCTCCTCTTGTGTGCTGCTGTTCTCTACGCCTTTATTATAAACCGAAGCGGTTTATAAGTCAAGAGGGAATTTTGCGAAACACGATTATTTTTAGGCAAAAAGAAAAAGCCCCGCTTCCAGCGTATTGCTGGAAGCGGGGCTTTCGTATGCTCTTAGGTGGGGTTTGTATGTGGCGTTACTGCTGCGCAGCCTTGGCCGTCTTGTTGTGGTCGATCTGGGCCTGGATGCGCGTGGTCAGATAGCCCACGGTGTCGTCGCCGGAGATCTCCTTGATGTAGTCCAGGGCGTCGCTGCTCAGGCTCTTAATGGCGGCGGAAATTGCGCCGTTCAGCGCCTTGGCCTGGGCGTCCTTATCGAAAGAGCCGGTCTTTTTCAGGTCGTTTACATAGGTCTGGTTCATGGCTGCCACGGCATTTGCCACGGCGTCGGTGATCTCGCAGCAAATGCGCTGGATGGTCTCGTTCTTAACCTTCTCGGCCGTGGATGCGTTGATGGCGGCGGCCACTTTGCGAACGTATGCAGTTGCCAGGGGTGCGCAGATGGTCAGTGCGGCGAAAAGAAGCTGGGTCAGGATCTCTTTCATGGTGTTTTCTCCTTTCAATATTCAGCGGATAGAAGAAAGCCCGGCCCTCTGAATGATGGCCGGGTAGTTTTTATAGGCGTGGTTCAGGTCCACGTCGCCGGTGATGCCGGGGATGGTCCCCTTGCTGGTATACTGCCAGATGCCGTGCTTGCGCGTGGGGCGACGGGTCCGGTAGTCGGCGATCCAGAGGTCAAACGCTTTCAGGGCGTCCATGTCCAGCTCCGTGTTTGCGTAGCTGGTGTAGGTGTAGACCATGGCATAGAGGCCCCAGGCCTCGATCTGTTTGGCGGCGCCTGCCACCAGGGCGGAAAGTTCCTTGGCCGGGATGGGTTTCAGCTTGTTGTCCTCCACATCCACAGCCACAGGAAGCTGGAAGCTCTTGCCCATCAACGCCTGCTTCACCTTCACCAGCTCGACGGCCCGGGCGGCCTCGTTCTGGGCGTAGGTGTAGTAATAGGCGCCCACGGGAATGCCCAGGCGGGTGCATTCCGAATAGTTCCGCTCAAACTGGGGGTCAATGTAGACGCCGCCGAAGCTCTTGTTGGTGGAAACCGTTTTCAGGATTGCACCGTCAATTTTGCCGCTACGCTTCACAGCCTCCCAGTCGATTTTCCCCTGGTAGCGGCTGGCGTCCAGGTACTTATAGATCATTTTGAGCCCTCCTTAAAGAAAGTCGTGCTTTTCCAGGCGTTCATCATAGCAACGCTCAATATTCGCAATAGCATGGGTGCACTTGTTGTTTTTGTACTCCTCGTGCGACTTGCAATACGTTCTGTAATCGTCAATGATGCATAAAATCTCGTCGAAGTCCTCTTGGGTGTGCTCAATTCCGCGGACCAGCTCATTGTTAAACCGAAGAATCCGGCTCCGCAAAAGGTCCGCGTTGCGCTCGTCGTCTGTGCGGACGTGGTCGTCCAGGAGGCGCCGGGTTTCCTCCTGGTAGCGCTTGAGCTCCTCCCACTTCTGGTCCTGGCTTTTTTGCGCGGCCTCCATTTTCTCGGAAAGCTCCGCAGTCAGGGCGCGGCCGACGGCTCGCACGATGGTCTTCCATGGGTTGATTTCGATTTTTTTAATCTGAAAAATTCTTGTGGCCGACATAAGCCCGGCGGCCACAAGCCCGGCTGCTACAAGTAAGTCTTGGGTGCTCATGTTCCCTTCTTTCTGCACTTTGCGCCACTACAAGAAAGCGGCAATCATAGGCCACCACCTCCTTTTCTGCTGCTTCCATCAGAGGGAAAACGGGAGCTCGTCAGCGCCCAAAAGCCGGTCGATTTGGCCGTTCACGCTGGCGATCTGGTCCTCTGCGCATACTGCGCCAACCTGCGCCAGGGCTTCCGCCTGGGCGTGAATGATTTCATTCTGCTTGTACACGATGCCGGTCAAGGCCTCGATAATCTGCAAATTGCTCACGCAGCCCTCCTTTCTTCTTGCGCCGCCGCTTTGGCGTGCAGATAGATTTCATTTAGCCGAACTTTTATTTTTTCGTTCGGGCAGTGCTCAATCATGCCGCGGTAAGACGCAACGCGGCGATCAAAGGCTTCTTTGCTCATTTCGCCAGCAAAATACAGCTTGCAAATACCACGGAACGCGCCCTTTATCCGGCGCACGGTCGCTTTTCGCAGCCGCAGTTCCCGGGCCGTAACAATATAGCCCACAAACTCCACACGATCCGCCGGGCGGATACACGTTTTCCGGTTCAGGTCCAGGTGCAGCCGGTCCGCCAGGAATCGGGTGATCTGTTCCAGGTATTCGTTTGCCTGTTCTTTGCTGTCTGCCAAAATAACAACGTCGTCCATATACCGTGCATAGCGGTGAATATGCAAAACGTGCTTGCAGAACTGGTCTAACTGATCGAGATAAATATTCGCAAAAAGTTGCGAGGTCAGATTGCCGATGGGCATACCCCGGTCAAATAACCAGTCTTCGTCTTCTACGTCTTCCGGCCCCATAAACCGCGGTAGGCCGAAGCGCTCAGAATCGCAGTTTATAATATTATCCAGAAGCCGCATGAGCTTCGGGTCCTTTACCCGCTCGCCCAAAATATCAAGCAAAACGGCATGATCTACGCGGTAAAAATATTTAGAAATATCCAGTTTCAGCACATATTGTTTACCAGGCTTTGATTCTGCCTGTTGTAACCAATATTGGAGCCGTTTGGCCGCTGCAAGGCTTCCTTTTCCTTTACGGCACGCATAAGAATCCTCTATCATCATGCGGTCGTAAAAGGGATTTAGTTCAAGGTATATCGCCCATTGAACAATCCGGCTTGCGTAAGGCAGCGCCATAACCAGGCGCCTTTTGGGGACACTGACCCAGTGTTTCCTATACGGTCCAAACTTGAAACATTCATTTTCAAGGTCGTCCCGGATCTGCAATAGGTTTGCGTCCAGGTCGTTGTTGAATTTGATTATTTCATCCCGGTATCTCTTTTGTTTTTTAGCGTTCCTGTTGGCTTCTTCAAGCCTGGGAAACGCAATAAGGTTAGAAAAAGAATTTTGGAGCACTTGTTTCTCATTCATACTTCACCAATCCGCGTTTGACGTCCCCGCCTCCGCGGCTCACTGTCATTTTTTCCGGTCATGTCTTCCCGGAAGGGGAAAAGGCCCCTTTGACCCTTGCACCTACACGGCCCCGTAAGGCCGTGCACCAATGTCCAGCAAGGGGCAGAGCGAGACGCCCGCCGATGTTCGTCCAGCGATTCGAGCGCGGATTATTCAGATTCAGGGCGAAAACGCCGTTGTTCGCGCCATTGTTCCAGTTACCACCACGATACGCGCACCGGCAAAATCAATGGCCCGTTCCCCAATCTTAAAGCTATATTTTTATTCCTTTTTCGCAGGCCCGTTTTTCACGGATTCCATATAGCCGCCGATCATACATCCTATTTCTCTATTAAAGCTGCTCCAAACTTCCCGCTGGTGTAACGTCAAAGGCGGGGCGTATTTCTGCCCGCGGTAATCCTTGTCCGACGCCACTATTACAAATTCTTTCAAAACAGCCAGCTCAATGTCTAAGTCTTCAAGCGTGGTCTTCTTGTAATATTTTCGTTCTAGGCGCGTCGCAAGACGGTACATTTCCAGCATACTATCCCGGAGGATATCCGCAAGTTTCCGTTCGCGCCGCGGGAAAGCATCAACAAGCGGCATTCCGTATTTCATCATTTCGGATATTTTTTCTTTAAGAAAAAACGGCTTCGGCTTTGTTGCTTCTCCCGGTGCTTTCGGTTCCTTCGGCGTGTAGCTGCCACCATAATTTTGCGGCGTTGGATTGCGAGTATATCCAGCCACTTTTTAACCTCCAAAATATAAAAAATCGGGGCCCTGCTCCCGCAGGGCCCTTCAGTTTACCAGGGATCAGTTTTCAGTTTCCTCGTCGCAAGCGAGACGCCCGCCGACGCTCGTCCAGCGACTCGAGCGCGGACCATCCAGATACAGGGCGAAAACGCCGTAGGGCGCGCCACCGCTCCAGGCACCACCACGAAACGCGCACCGCTCCGCGGCCGCGTTGTTGGCCCAGAACACGTCGTTGCCATAATCGGCATCAGAGGCCCCGTCCTCCGGCAAGAAAGCCATTGCCTGGAGGTACAGCTTTGCCGTAGCGCTCAAACCGCTTGCGGTGGTCTTGGCAAAGCTGGCGTTCCGGCTCGTGTCGGAAGCGTCGGCAATGCTGGTACCCCACTGCCAGTGACCGGATACCCAGTCCAGCTTTACCGTGCCAGCGGTGGTGCCCTTGCCATCGGGCACCACAAACAGGTCGTTGTAGCTGGTGGCGGAAGCGTTCAGGGCGCGCCACTCGTTGGAGCTGGCGCCGGTGTTCACGCTGGCGTCGGCTGCGTTATTGTAGGGAATTACCTGGAGTTCACCGAACACCAGACGGACGCCGCGAATCCATTCCCAAACGTTGCCGTTCAGATCCCACACGCCGTCCATGGCGCCGGTGTCGCTCCACGTCACAGGGCCGGTGCCGGTGGCAACGCGGCCAGTCTTGTTGCCTGCGCCGGTGTCGATGAATGTCGGGATTGCCACGATGGCAGTTTCGGAAGAATCCTTGCCGTAGTTGTTGTTGCCCTTGGGCATGGTGCCGTTCTTCTTTGCCAGCAGCGCCAGGAAAGCCCACTCCATATAGGTGATGCAGTGGAAGCCGTTGCCCTTGTTCTTGCTGTACTGCTCGATCTCGTCCAGGGTAATGTTTGCCGCCGGGTCCTCGTTGGGCAGCGAATAGGTGCGGCTGTTGTGTACGATGCTCTGGAACTTGCCAAAGGCCAGCTTCTTGCGCTGCACGCCGTTTACCAGGAAGGCCGGGTGCACGGTGCTGTCGCCGTTGGTCAGCAGTGCGTTAAGCATCTGCGCCGGGCGCTCAACCATCACAGAGGGGTCGCCCTTGTCGTCCACGATAACCTTGTTGGTGGGGCAAACGGAAGAAAGCGCCAGGCTCGTAAGTGCAAAATTGCTCATTGTTGTATCCTCCTTTTAGTCTTCTGCGGGCTGCAAGTCGTCCAGGGACCACAGGATCAGCTTAACGTCTGCCATGTCAAGCGGGACGGCCTCGGTGTGGGTCTTCCGGGTGTTTGCGGTGTCCTTGTCCTTGGTGCCTTCGGCCGTTTCTGCGGCCTCCTGGGCGTCCTCTGCGGGGTCCTCGACCTCAACGAACTTCTGGGCGGGGATCTCAACCTGGGCCACATAGTAACGGCCGGTGCCGGTGCCGATGGTCAGGTTGTTCTGGTCGTCCATGCAGACGTCAACGGTCACGGGGATGTCACGCTGGCGGGTATCGCAGCGGATTGCCAGGTCATCGTCGCCAAAGATGATTTTGGTTTTGCTCTGCGCCCAGGCGATCTTCTCGCCCTCGTTCTTGTCCTCAACCTGGATCTTATTGTAAGTAGCCATTAGGTCATACCTCCTTTAACACGGATCTGCAAGGTAACGCTTTTTGCGCTGCCGGTGAATGCGATCTTAAAGCCGTTCAGGGCCTTGGCGCTGATTTCGATGCTGCCCACCTCGCCGGTGGCGCCGGTCTGCTCCGCCTCAACGGTATAGAACAGGTTTTTGCGGGTCTGCTTCAAAGCAACCGTCACAGGGTTGTCGCGGGTGCTGTTGAAGGGGAATTTTGCGGTGTTTTTCAGGGTAACGGTCTGGGTTTCGCCCAGGATCTCACCGTCCACCATGGCCGCGTGGGCGTCGTTCCCGCGCTGCTGGTGAAGGTTGCCGAACAACAGGATGGATGCCGCCAGGTATGCGTCCTGGATGCCGTTTTCCATGTTGTTGAAGTTGGTTGCGCTCTGGGGTGTGCCCTGCTGGAGGACCTCGCCCTGGTCCTTCACAACCTCGCTGGTGCCGTCGCCGTTTTCGGTGATCTTGCGCCGGTGGGGATGCTCCGTGATGTGGTCCTTCCAGTCGGTCGAATTATACATAAGCTCTCGCCTCCTTAACCTTCCTCAATCTTGAACGTGAAGCGGTAGAAAATACCCTCGGTCGTATCCTTACGGGTGATACTGTCCGGCTTCGCGCAAAAAAGCTGGTCCTTCGTGTTGAAAAGCTGAAATTCGGTCGCCGTAATGGTGCCGGGGATCGTGTGGTCCACCACAATGTCGGCAGCGATCCGGCCGTCGCTCAGGACGTGGATTTCAGGCTTGCCCAGCTTGTAATAGGTGCCGCCGACTTTCACACGGGAATATGCAATATTCCGCTGTGTGAACTCTTTGTAATCCTCGATTGCCGCTGCGGTAAGCAATGCCATAGCTTTTCGCCTCCTTCTTTAGTCTGAATCGTCCCCACAGAGGGGGAAGTCAAAAGAGAAAACCCGGCCGGAAACGCCGTTTTCAACGGTCGTCCCCCGCTGGGCTCCCACACTGTTTAGATCCGGAGTGGTGCCCGCCTCCCGCTCTCCTGTCATGGAATACGCGAAAGCTGCGCCACGGCCGCCGGGCGAAAGGCTCAGGACGGTTTTTGCGGTCGCGCTCTCGTTATTCAGGCCCGGTTCTTCACCGGCAAGCGTGTACGGGAAGGCGCCGCCGTCACCTGTGCCCGCCAGAACGGCAGAAACGTGGCCCTGTGCGGCGATAAAACTTTCCTCGGGAAGTTGGCCTGCCAGGTGTTCGCCCGTCAGCGGGTACGCATAAGCGGCGCCATGGGCAGTCGGTACGATCTTCACCGGTACGCCCTCCACATAGGCCAGATAGCTTTCGTCCGGCACGGTGCCGGTCATGTGCTCACCGGTCAGCGGGTAGGCATACGCCTGGCCGATGCTGCCAGGGGAAATGCGTACAGTAACCGGGTGCTGCACTCCAATGTTGTTCACGTCGGGGTGCTCGCCGGTCAACTTGTACTCGAAAACTTTCTGCCTGCTGCGTGGGCTCACCTTGATGGTTGCATCCGCCGTCACAAATAACTGAAAGGCAATGTGCGACGGTTTGATGCGCTTCAAGCGGTCCACCACGGCCGAATAGTCCAGCGGTTCGCCGCCCGCCTCAATATCAACGCGGATCGTATAGGGCGCCACGTTTTCCTCAACGTGCACGGCCCGGCCGGTCATGGCGGACAGAATCGCTTCCACGCGGGCCGGATTCATGGGCGCGCGGGCACCGCGGCGGGCGATTATGTCTGCCCGGCGGGCTGCCAGGCTGCGGTTTTCGTTCGTCTCGATACCATAGCGCTGCTCCCAGTAGCGCAGGGCCCAGGTGGCCGTCTCCGGGTTTGCCTGCTCCCGCAGCTCGGAGAATCGGATCTCCGCGTCGTCCACCTCTCTGCCCATGACTTCATAGAGCCATTTCGCTACATAGGAGCGCTCATAGATGGGAGATACGCGGGAAATCATGCGCTTGGAAACGCAGTTTTCAGGGAATTTTTCAAGGTTGAAGTTCTTCCGGGTGCTCATTCGCTGGTCGCCTCCGTATCCTTGATGCCGTGAATCTCACCGGTGCAGGGGTAGTCCGCCGGGTCCAGCGGAATGTCCTTCACGTCACCGTTCACAAGGATCTTGGAAAAGTTCTTCACGCCCTCGGTGCGGGTCAGGGCCGCGTGGACCTCGTTATACTTCACCAGGCTGTCGGCCTTGGCGGTGATGTAATACTCAATCAGCGCGGTGCGGAAGATTTCTTCCACCTCTGCGGCGGTCTTGGTGCCGTCCAACTGCAAGCCCTCAACGGAGATATTCACCACCTCGCCCTCGGGGGCCTGCACCAGGAGAATTGCGCCGACGGGTGCCTTCCGCTCGATCCGGTTGTCGTCCCTCATGATGTGGTCGTACACGTTTTGAATAATAGAGCCGTTGGCTGGCTCGCCGGAAGAATCCAGAATAATAAGGCGCACCCAGTTGGGATGCGTCTTTTCATACTGTGCATCAACCAGCACCGTGCCAACGCCCGAAACCTCTTTGGCCCAGCGTTTATAGTCCGCGTCGCAGCCAACAAAGGATTCGCCCGAAGTCTCGTCATACTCCGCAATGCGCAGGCGGAGGGATTCGTCGTCTTCCTCCTCTGCGCCGCCGGTGATCTTGTCGGAGTTGGTCACAAGGGTAACGCCTGCAATCGGGTCCATCATAATCGTGATGGCACCCGCGCCCACGTTGCCGGTGGGGCCCGGTTCGACTGCTGTAATAGCAACGTCAACCGTGCCGTCCTCCCCTCCGGTAGCCTCTCCAATGTAGGCCACGGAATCCGTAGCGTACTCAATGGCAGGCACTCCGCCGGAAGAAGGCACACAGACCACGGTGCCCTCCGGGATCTGCGTGCCGGGCGTGCCGGTAAACGTAACAATACCGGCTGCGGGGTTTGCCGGGCGGCGGGAAAGGCCGTCGGCCCTGGCGTGTCCGTCAAGGTAGGCCCCATAGGACCACGCCGGAAACATCAACTTTAAGGTTTCCACAAGGTGGAAGTTCAGCAGTTCGTCCTTTTCGAGTGCCGTGGGATAGGTAAAATCCCACGGGAAGCCGCCTTCGGTGTCGTCAATGTCAGGTGGGAGGCTTTCCATCATGCGGGCCTGGATCTGCTCCGCCGTTTCGGCTTTCAGCCAGTCAGGCGCGGAAAATGCCGGAATTGTGGCCATGTTCTCACCTCCTTACTTTGAAAAATTCAGGCTGACGGTTTGGATTTCGTCGTAGCCGCGGCCCTTCACAACAAATTCGCAATCGCAACTGTCTGGCTCGGGCCATGTAAACGTAAAATCGCGGCAATACTCCGTTTTGGGATTCGCCATGATCGCTTCCGTGATGGTTCGTTCCAGGCTGGCTTCCACGCTGGCGCGGTCGCTTTGTGCAAGCGAAGTTTCGAGCTCTGCGCCGTACTTGGTCGAATACGCCAGAAAGGCGTCCCGCTCCGTCATAACGGTTTTTATGCACCATTGCATATAGGCTTCGCGGCCGCTGGCTCCCGCCATGCGCCCGGCGCCGTCAAGGCGAAAATCGCCGGTCGCATAGTCGAAATAAACAGAAGGTTTATACTGCTGCTTCCGGTTCTCCTCGTTCTTCTTTGCGACGAAGTCCGGGACTTCAAAAACCGGGTAAAGCTGCTTTTCAGCCATAGGAAAGCCCTTCCTTTCGTCTTGTTATTTTTTTAGATCCTCCGCCGGGCAGATAATATCCACCACAACGGCCTCCGACTGCACCCAGGCCACCAGAACCCGGTCCCCGGGTTTCAGGCGGCGCATTTTCTCCGGGATCAGGACGTGGTGCTGGTGGGTACCTTCCGGCCCTCCGCTGCCCGCGCTGTTCTGCGGCGGGTCTGGAGGGTCAGGCTGGCCGGAAGCAGGGGTGCCGATGGTTCCAGTAACAGGGCCATGAACGCTATTCAGCGCAAAGGTTTTGTGGTCATGCTCACCGCTGCCGGGCTTGCCGATGGCCTGGGTCTTCGCCAGGATATCCCCGGTTTTGCCAAGGGTCAGTTGGCGGCAGACGTGGTAATCCTCTACCGGAATCGGAATGGAAAAAGTGTTGGTTTTGAGGCTGTAATCGCCCTGGATCTCGCCAAAGTCAAGCACCAACGCGGAATCTTTTGAACGTCGCCGGTCAATTTCTCCAACGAAGGCCTGGGCGAGCCCATTCACGCCCTTGTTGCCAGAACTCGGGTTCACGGTTTCCTCCTTCCGTTACTTTGAAAAGGTGCCTTCATCCACCCAGCCGTAAACGTGCGTTTCGGCCCAGTTCTGATAGATCAGGTGGTACGGGTGTTTCGTGCCCTTCTTTATGATGGTTATTTTTGCCTTTCCCGGCGAAAGGTTTGTGCTTGCGGCCTGCGTGTCGGTGGCGGTCTTATAATGGCTGCCACCGGCAAAGTTCACAACGTCGCCCACCTTGTACTCGTCGGAGCCTTTCTTGCTCTCCGCCGAATCTTCGCCCAAAACTTTAACAGTCATGGTCATAGTGCGGTTTGCTGCGTCGTGCTGCACTCCCAGCACGGTGCAAAAGCCGTTCACCGTTCTGGCCGCAGCCCGGATTTTGTCGCCCTTGCGGATAAACGGAAGGTCCGCACCTTTCAGGGTGGTTTTTCGCGTCGGCTCCCCTTTTTCGTCGAGGGTCTTCTGTGCGGCAGACTTGGCCTGTGCGGCCGTGTCGTCCGAACTACGGGTATAGATCCGCTGCCGGATGCCATACTCCGTTTTTCCGTCCAGGGTCGCTTCCACAGACCGCTTCTTGGTCTTCTTTTCGAGGCCTATCACCTTAACACGGGTAACAAGATCGGCCGTGCTGATCTTGTCGCCGCTCGTTGTCAGGTTGTCGTCCTCGTCAAAATGGTAAACGGTTTCGTTGGCATTGATGGGCAAAACGTCCACCTTGCCGCCGGTCATTCTTATAACGTAGTTGTCCGCGCCGTGCTTTTCGGCATCGTCCAGAAGCTCCGTTATAATGTCCCCCAGGTATTCCGCTTTGAAAAGCGTTTTTGCGTGGGGCTTATCCGGCCCTTTGTACTCCCCGGCTGGGATTCCCCAGTCGGAAAAGATGGCGTTCAGGGCGGATTTTGTGCCAGTTCCGGCCTTGATATAGCGGTCGTCCTGGCTTTTTTGAAGGTTGTAAAGGTCGTCGTAGCACACCACGGAAAAGCCCTTCGCGGTGGCGCTGTCCTGCGGGTACCACTCGATTACCTTCCCGTTTGCAACTTCCTTTTCATCTCCTCCGGCCGAGGCTGTTACCACAATAGCCGTGTTTGGCTTTATGGTCGAGGAAAGCGGGTTCCCGTTATAGTCCACGTTGGCAGCCGTGAACGAAAACCGGGCGCTTAACTCGCCCTCCCCTTCCTCCCAGCCTAGATCCGTCACCGCCGGGGTAACGTTCAGCCGGGTGCCGTCTTGAAGGACTGCATAAACGTTGTATGCCACTTTGGAAACGTCGATCATGCGGCCCTCCTCACCCCGGGATGGTCAAAACCTGGCCCGGCTTAATCAGGCCCGGATTGCTCCCGATTACGGCCTTGTTGGAGTTGTAGATCTCCGAATAGCGCGAGCCATTGCCGAGGTACTTCTTAGAAATGGACCACAGCGTATCCCCAGGCTTCACGGTGTAGGTTTTGCCGGTCGCCTGGGTGGATGCTGCGGCCGCTGCACTCGCCGGGCGCTCGTCCAGGCTCCCGCCGTCCGTTTTCCCGTCCGCCTCGTCAGTGGTTTTAATCAGAATGTCCTTCGCTTGCACAAAGGAAATGCTGTATTCCGCCCGGTCGAGGTATTCGTGGGTAACGGTAAAGTTCTGGATATAAACGTCGTGGTTTATGGCTGTGCCGGTCACGAGAAGCCGAAGTTTCTTCCGGTTTTTCTTCCACCCGTCAAGTATGCCGATCATCACGCGGGGCGGCTTCCAGTCGAAAAGCGAAACAATACCCATCCCCAGCATAGAAACGCCGGGGAGGATACCGTCCCAGGAAAATTGCGCCAGCTTTTCGCCGTTCGGGATTTTCACCTCGCCAACGTTCAAAATGTTGTAGGAGATGAAGTTGCCTTCTCTCTTGTCGGAAACTTTTTCGGGCGTAAGGGGGAGCGCAATCCTGGTTCCCGTGTCGAGTTGGGTAATATACACAATCTCAGGTAGCATTTTGCCCTCCTTTCCTTATGCGGGCATATTCGCAAACACGCGAGCCAGGCGTTCGGCCAGCTCGTCGCTTATGTCGTCCACCATTTCGCGGATGCGGGATTTCACGGTTGCGATAATCTCGTCCGGGCTCATGCCTGCGGTGCCCTGGATCACAAATTGCGGGTTCAGCCCGATTTCTACCGGAATAGATACGGGCTGCGCTGCTGCCCCTGCCGGGGCCTGCGGCGCCGGTGCGGGATACACGACCGGCGAGAATGCGGGGACGTCCTCTGGGGCCTCGTCGTCCTCGCGGCCGTCAAGGCTCACCAGCCCGCCGGAAACGGGGCTGCTGGGCGTTTTCGGTGCCGGGGTGTCCACGGTGTTGCTCGGGGTCTGCGGCACGTCGTAGCGCTCGCCAGAAGGGGCCGC